CTTTCACCATCATTTTGGCTATCTGTAAGCCCTTTGACGGCTTGTTAGATACCTTTTTAAGTTTATGTATAACGCCCTTTTTGTCAGGCACTGTTATTTCTTTTGGTTCTGAAATTTCTAACAAATTATTTATTTCATCAATACTTGTTTTCATAGCATCTCTGCCTATTCTTAAAATGTTCCTATTTTTTTCAGATATAATACGACCAGCTTTTTCTTCTACTTTATCTTTGTGTTCAAATGATTTTACATCAGCTTGAAAATCTTTCCACTCACGTCTTACAGTTGCAGTAGGGTTACTTGGTACATTTACAAATGATAACTCTAACAATTCTTGTTTAGATGTTAAACCACTTTTTTCCTCAATTTCCTGTGGCATAAATCCAACAGAAGTAGTATTAATCATTCCATCTCTAACTAGATTTTCCACCTTAGTGGCAAATTCATGGTCAGCAAATTTAACTTCTGCTACAAGTTCATTACCCTCGGTATGTACATCTAGTACCTTACCAATAGGTAATTCACTAGCCATGTGTGACCACAAAAGCACAGGGTTTGATTGAAAGTTTTTTAAATCCCACCCATTTGGGTCTAACACATCACCATTTCTATCGACTGCATCAGATGAAGCGACAACGGTTATACTATCTTTATTTAGTTTTTTTACTTTTCCCTTAAGTTTTTCCATATTTTGTTTGCATTAAAAATAAACGAGTTGGCAATCTGCTACTCGTTTTGGTAGTTAGCGTTATATTACCTATATTAAATATTATTAAATTGTTTTTGTCAATGTTATTCGTAAATTATTGTTAAACTAGCATTAGCAGCCGTTACATATAATCTTAATCCTGTATTAAATGGTGCGTCTATATTGGCAATTGAAGTAGTTGATACTCTAGTATCTCCTGCCGTATGTGCAAATATAGTTGGCGTTAATGCTGTTGTACTATCAGCTATTGTTATTACGGCATTATTTACTACGTTATTTATTATTATGCTATGTAATACTCCAGCACCTATTTTTAAATTTACTCCAGCAGTTGTTCCTAATGCGTGATAATAATATGTAGAATTAGTAACCAATTCTCCTTGTCTTGCTATATAAACACCAATGCACTCTAGTTCTACATCTGTGGTACTACCCTCATTAGTGCTTTGAATATAAACTGGTAGTGTCATAGTCGCTGATTGTTTTCCAGCTGATATACTATGTAGTAATGTATTTCCAACATACCAAAACACTCCAATAGGTGTATATTCAATTTGAAACTTATAAAATTTATCAGCAGTTGGTGTCCAAGTAGTACCCATATTTCCATTAAAACTTCCACTACTAACTATTGCGTCTACCGTTGCATATCTACTACCAATACTAAATGTTGTTCCGTCTAGTTCAAAGTAAAAACCATTATCTTTATCATAAGCACCAAATCGTCTTACATTATTTGCTGTTGCAGCCGTTACAAAATTAAATCCACCTACAAATAGCATAGCCGACCCAGCTACAAATCTTCCTCGCCTTACCGAAAGATATACAGCACTTCCATTATTAGCAGCACTAGGCAATAAAGTTATATAGCCACCGTCTTGACTTACAGCACCACCATTTGCACTACTATCTGTCCAAAAATTAGTATCTTTAGCACTTCCGTCAAAAGCTGTTCCTACTAATCTATATACTGGACTTGTGTTTAATTCACTTGTTGTATTTATTCTAGCATTTCTACTTTCTACTTGTTGGTCAACTAAAACAGATACCGTTCCTAAATGATAATCACCAGTACCTTGTTCGTGTGCAGATACATCACGCCAAGAACCACCATTATAACCCATAACGTGAGTATCAACAGGATTTGTAATACTATCTATTGTGAGCGTCTTTGGCATACCACCACTAATGGCTTGAAACATAGCGTCATAAAAACTTTTACCCTCTTTATCAACTAACCTAACAGCTAGTGCATTTTTCTTTTCAGTATATTTATCAAGGTTCAACTGTTTAGCTAATCCTTGAAATCCATTTTTAAGTATTTCCTTTATACTCTTATCAGAATATTCTTTAAACCAACTTGGCTTTTTAACATCAATCTCTTTTGGATATTCAGGTATTATTATTTCTTTTTGTTTAGGTAAATTTAAAATTTCCACTTGGTCAACTCGGCTTTCCCTAATAGCATCTTCTACATGTACTAACAATTTTTTCATTTCTAAATTATCAGCAATAAGAGTTTTCATTTCTTCCTTGGTGTTATTTTTACTTACAGCTTCGGCAATAAGATTATTAGATATACCTAATTCTTTGCTAAGGTTAGCTAAAAATGCTTTAGGCATAACAACCCTAACATCTTGCCTTTGGTCGCCAAAATGCTCGTTTAATGTCTTGGAGATTTTAGTCGCCTTGTTCATCTATTATATTATTTAGTTTGTCTTTCAAAACTTTAACTCCCTCTAATTCTTTTTCAGCATTAACTTTAATTTCTTTGAGAGTATCGTCAGTTTTGTTTTTATTATCAGCAATAAGTTTTTGTAATTCATTTTCTTTTTTCTTTACGTTAATCATTTGTTGTTGCTTAGTAACTGTTACAGGTAGCAAAACACACCTACACATTTGATGTGCTGGATAACCACTAATTGAACCAAAGCCATCTGGTGCTGAAAAGTTTTTATTAAGTCCCAATACTGTTCCGTGTAGTGGCGCACATATAGGACATACCCTATCATCTAAGGCAGTAAACCATTCTTTACCTCTAACAACTCCTGATTGTTTCCAACCCTCTAGTGTTCCAAAATTAGTTGACTTAGCAGTTTCAGTTCTGGCAATATTATTTGCTCTTGATGTTGTTGCTTCTGTATAAACACCAGTAATACGTTTAGCAATCTTTTTAGTTCCCTCACCCTTAGCAACACCGTCAGCAATTTGTTTATTTAATTTTTCTTTAGTGGTTTCGTTTATCCCCTTAGCAAATTCTAATCCCTCATCTGTAATATATGCTTGTATGGTTTTATCTACATCAAATCCGTCTAAGCCCAAATCGTTAAGTGCGTCCTCGCCAGAGAAAGATATTAACGCTGTTACAAATGGTTTAAACTTCTTTCTAATTATTTTAGTTTCTTCTTTTACATCAAAATTAACATCACTTACATTTTTCTTGGCAAGTTGTTTAAGTGTTTGTTTTTCTTGACGTTCAAACTCTTCATTAAGTTCTTTCTTAAATCTAATTTCTTCCTTGTCTAATTTCTCAATTTGTTTTTCCCAATATCTTTGAGCAAACTTTTCGTGTTCAGATTTTTCCATCTTAACTTTTGGCTTTGCCTTTTCTTTCTTTCGGAATATATCAGAAAACATTAACTCTTTTTTAATATCTGCTTTTGCTTCAGCAGTTATTGACCTTGATTTTACTCTGATATTATATTTTTTCTTTTTACTCTTACCCTCTGTATCTCCTGTTACTTCTCCTGGTGTTACTTGTGGTCTAATATCATCACCACCCTCAATAGGTTCATATCCCTCTTGTTGTCTAATCTCGTTGGGTGATATTGCACCTACCATACTTAATATCTGATATGACTTTAATACCATATCTCTATCAGCTTCTTTTGGTGATACAAAATCAAAGAATAAACTATCATCACCATAAAAAGGTAATAGAAATTCATTTAACGTATTACAAAATCTACGCATTTCTGGCTCTATAACTCCATCATAATATACCTCCTTAGCCACTTTAGCACTAGCAAAGTTAAGTTCCTGTGGGTCTAATAATGCTTTAGGCACTTTAAACATAGCAAGTATCTCATCTCTACTAAATTTCCTTTGCATTAAAAAGTCCATATCTTTTTGAGATAAACCTAATTGTTGAACCTTACCATCACCACTTATAAATGCTGTCTTATGTGAGTGTTTATTACCCTTATGTGCATTTTCCCACTGTGTTTTAAGTTGTTTTACTTGTGTTTCATCTATTCCATTAGGGAAACTAAATACTGTGTCTGCTCTAGCTGAATTATTAAAAAATTGCCAATTCCATATTCCAGCTTCTTTATCTGTGGCAATAGCGAATTGTGCTGCCTTTACAGGACTTTTACCCCTATATGGGTCAAATGGATTGGGCTTCTTAAACATTACAATTTCCTCTGGTTCATATCGTTTAAAACTACCCTCACCTGGTATCTTATATGTATAATGGCTTATAAAATCAGTTTTACTTGGAATAACACTCATTAAGTCAGGTCTTAAATATTGCCATATCTCTACTGGTTTTCCATTACTTAATATCAATAACCAAAAAGCGTCTCCTGCTAGGTTCTCATACATCTTTGTTGTTTCTACTAAGTCAGCATAAGTAGAATATTTATTAACGAAATCAAGCAAATCCAACACTTCATGTTGTTTTACTTCTTCTATATTACCCTCTTTATCTTGTTTGTTAAGTTTGAGTTTAACATTACTACAATCGTTAGCAATCTTACTAACAGCAGCATAAACCCAACTCTCGTATTGTTTTAATTGTGCTTCTTTGTCTAAATCCTGTGAAGACGAAATATGCCCAGTAATAGATGTGAATGGTACATCTGGGTCTTTGGTCTCTACTTTAATACCTAATGCTTCTCTAATATATTCTTTTATTTTTCCCATAAAAAAGTCCGAAAAATTGTTAATTAACAACCTCTCGTTTTGGTAGTAGGTCTATTTTAGTTATCTATAAAATGGTGGTTAGTTTTCTCGTTTTTGATTGACTTCAATCTTAAACTATTCACTTACTAGAGGGATAAATCCCCGAGCGGAATGCTAGTGTAGCACTCTAACCGATACCTTAATCTCCTATAAAGAACCATATTACAGATAACTACTATTATTATAATAGTATATAGATATTTTTGTCAAGAGCTATTTCATTGTTGTATTCTGAAAATCATTTGGTAGGTCTAATCTTATACTCTGTTTTGACTTTATTATTTTTTTAGGCACACCATCTAATACCTCAACTTCAATAGTACCATACCCTAAATCCTTACAGTATTTTGTAAATTCCTCTATTATTTCTTCTTCTGTTCTTTTATTTTGCATATTATTTTTTATTAGCCAATTCTTCAAAAGTTGGTAATGTTTCTGCGGCTTTTGCAACTCTTTTCCAATGCTTTATTTGAGCTTCGTCTTCTTTATTTTCCGCAACAGCTTCGGCAATAATATACCATTTTTCTTTTCTTTTATTTATATATTTCATATTATTTTTTTATTTTGTTAATTATATCTTGATACTGACGGATACTTTTTTCAACAATCCACTCTTTTTTAATTTCAATCATAGTTTCTTCTACTGCCTTAGTTCTTTCTTTAGCTTCCATATACTTATCCATATCATCAGCAGTATTCGCAACTGGTAAACCTAATGCCCAACTAATCAGGGTCTTATTATTACTTTTAAATCTAAAACCCCTATTCATACTAGGTGGGTTAATAGCAAAATCACCACTCTTAATATCCATATAGGCATTTTCGGGTGTCCAATTAATATTAGTAATTTCAACTCCCATATCGTTAGATGGTAGGTATTCTCCATTACTGACAACAGTTAATCCAAGTCCTCTAACTTTCAAACTCTGTAATAATGGTGCGTTTAATACTTGTTTGGCATTGTGATAATAACCAAACCATACTACATTTCTTGCTCTCTCGGTATGCTCTCGTTGTTCAGTAAAGTAATCCATATTTAATCTATCAGGTACAACTGTAATAGGTGTATCAGTCATCTGCTTTAGATAGTCAGCTAATCCTTGTGTTGAAGTAGTTATGTGGTCAACCTTATGGGCTATATCTACTATTGGAACATCACCACTTAACCAATCAGGGTCGCATAGGTCTAATATCTTTGCACCTTTAAAGTCATTAATCATCTGTTCCCAATAAACCTTCTGTAATATAAGGGCATCGAAATGTTGACCAACTGACCATAGTTTAGCTTCATCCCACTTCTCTACGAGCCATCTTGCTCTTATTTGTGAACTACCGATAGTGCCTTTAGCTCTACCATGATAACGTTCAAATGTGAGGAATGATGTAATCATATTATTTCTTTAGTATTTTAGTATTAATAAGTTGTAGCCAACTCTCACGATATTGTTTTCTATTAAATAACTCCTTAGCTGTCTTCCTTGCGTTCTTGCCTATCTCTACACACTTCTCATATTCACTTTCAAGTAATACATTAATAGTATTTAATATAACTTCCATATTATTCGGAACAATAATCATGTTCTCATTATGCTTGGCAAATCTGTCTAAGTCATGCGCTCCTTCAATCTGTACTACACAACAACCACTAAGCATAGCTTCCGTTCTTCCTCTATTCATTGGAGTACGATATGTAAGGTCTAGGTAAAGAAGTGATTGACCTAAAAACTTCTGATAGTTTTCACGCTTAGTAAATGTATCACCCATTCTAAATAGTTTAGATGTATTCTTTTTAGCCCACCATAATATATGTCCATTCTGTGTAGGAAGTTCTTGTGCCACCCTATTCATCATCATACGGTTATAGTATTCATCACAACCACCAGGACTTACGGCTGTGGCTATTCTTGGCTCTTTAGGTAGTGGCTTCCATTCATCTTCACTTATACCGTGCCATATAGGTACTACATTTTTAAACTTATCTCCCCATTCTTTCACTGCCTCATAACTATTAACCACCATTAGATTATCACCAATAATCTGTTTAATCTTATTTCTGACTATTTCCTCACCTTGCTCCTTAGTCATCTCTGGTTCTAAAACAAATTCAGGATAAACAGGTGTAGCATGATTAATAAATATCTTTGGTATATCTTGTATCTCTGCGTTTAAATCACTTATCACTTGTGACTTGCCTAGCTTAGGATTGATACATTGTTGGTCAACATTAAGAATAGCAAAATCATATTTACCCTTTTCATAATACGGAACAAAAGTGACATTATCAGGTATTGGTCTTGAAGCTAGATATTCTTCTCTTCTCCATTCCTTAGCAGGATTAGTTATTAAGAAAAAATCAGCATCATTTTTTAAAGCATTAAACATATCCCAGTAGTGCATAATGTGCCAACAAGTAGCAACTATTTTAAGTTTATCTTTTACCATACTAATTTATCTTTAATTTTAAAATTCTTTTTATTATTTTTCCATTCTTTAGTTTCTTTATTAGTTAATGGTTCTGCCTTACCTCCTATGCCCAACTGAAAACCAATTCTAGCAGCACGATTAACCTCACAGGGATTTTCCTTATATCGTTTCTCAACTTGTTTGAAATATTTTCTAAAGTATTTATCCTCATACCGTTTACCACTATGTAAATGTTTTTCAAATGCTTCCTGAACCGTCCATACTGGATGATGTTTCCCAATTACCTCTTTAGTAATTGCTTTTTTAAATCCTCGCTCTTCCATATCAGCGTGTATTTTATGGTCATACATAGGATTTTCTTCATCTACTCGATACCCTTTCATTATATTCATATTATATAAATGGTTACCATAGCTATCAGAACCCCTGTAATAGTCATTTAAACGCCCATATACGCACCAAACATCCTTTTTCATATACTTCCACATAATTGCCAAACTATTCTTATAATGAACCGTATCAGCACCCATTATCATAAAATATTCCCACCCATAATCCTCAGCTAACTTAAAACATATATTAATAGCTTTATTAACCGGCTTTATATTTATAACAGTTAAAGATGGAACGCCTTGCTCCTTAATACTATTTATAGCCAATTCTTCTGTTTCCTGTCCGACTGATAATATAAATACTCCTATCATTGTATTAAACACGCCCTACAAATACTATTATTAGTATTCATTTTTGGACTATTAAATATATCGTAAATATCTTCTTTCATTCCATCGTCACTATGTGATACTAATGCTATTTTCATAATTTTATTGCTTTAAAATGTATATCAGGTCTTTCGTTGGTTACCAGTTCCATTATCTTCCATACTGGTTTATTAAAATAATCACTAAACGTAAATTCAGTAAAGAAAGTTCTGTGGTCTAATACATACGCTTTTTTGTGGTCTTTATGTGGTACGACTATCCATAGCTGACTACCTTTCTTTAACACTCTATGGCATTGATTTAATGTAAGCATTATCTCATCTTGTATTAGATGTTCAAAGAAGTGTGAAGCATATATCTCATCAACACTTTCATCTTTCATTTTCTTTAATATATCTGGTGCATTACCAACATAGTTCTGACCGAAGTCTTGTATATCTATTCCGTCAAAGCCCTCTCTCGGTGTTGCTCCACATCCTAATTCAATTCTTTTCATATTTTTTATCCGCCTTTTGTTACTATTTCGCCTTGATTAGGTTCTGGTAATTCAACTTCATTTCTTTTATTATAAAGTTGAGAAACACAATGTTCACATATTTTTGCATATATATCATTACCATCTTCTTTTCCTAAAATTTTTGTTCCTATAAAACATTGTGCTACTTCACCACAATAATCACACACTGAAATATGTTTATTTATTATTACTGAATTGATAAGTAAATTTTTCATATTATTCATATAGTTTACTTATTATATCTTTAGCTTTCCATATATCTGTCTTACGGCCACGCTTAGCCCTTACCTTTTCCAATGCAACCGCCTTATCGTTATAAACAAATGTAACTCTATCCTTATACTGCTCTCTAAGTATCTGCGACATACCACCATAATAACCCATACGTTCATTAAACATTCCACCCCTTACAAAGTCCTCTTTTTTAATCCAACTAAAGTTCTCTATGAATGTACGCTTAGTGCTTAATCCATCCTTAGTCCTCTTAGCACCGAAGTTCCAAACACCACTTGGCACTGTAACTATTTCCTCCAAAGCACCTTCTTCCAATTTAAACCTGTCATCCAAGAATAAGAGTACCTCACCCAAACTCTCAACTACTCCCATATTCCTTGCTCTAGCAAGTCCATAATGGTTTGTGTCATGTGTATTTAGATATAACAAAGGAGTAAAAATCTTTTCTTTTAACTTATTACATAGCATCTTAGTTTCTCCTTCATCATCACTACCGTCATCAATAACTATAATCTCTTTTGCTGGGTAATCCTGTAATTCAATACTCATTATGGTATCAGCTAAATGTTCTGCCCGTTGAAACGTAGGGATAATAATCGATACTACTGGTTGCTTATTCCATATAATATCATAATATGTCTTAGCATAACCCCTCGCCATTTTCTGTTCTGAATAATTTTTAACCGTATTCCAAGCGTTCTTCCTTAGCTTCATTCGTAATTCCTTGTCTTCCATTAGGTTCTTTAGTTCTTTCTCGAAACTATCCTCATTAAATATAATACCATTCTTACCGTGTTCAATTAAGTCCCTAGCTGAACCTTGTGAGGTAGCCATAACAGGTACTCCACGTGCCATAGCTTCAAATAATGGTAATGTACCACTCTCTTTCTCGCCAGTAGAATACATTACGAAGACCTTCATCTTCTTATACAAGTCATCTTTCATATTAGCTGGAGCCATACTGACACGCCCAGAACCACCTTGGAATTTAAGTGTTCCACTGTCTTGATATGCCTTACAGCTCTCATCCCAGTATTTAAGTTTATCTACATACCCTGAACCCATTACCTTATAATCCAGTTTCTTAGCTGCCATACAAATATCAGCAAGGTGCTTGTGTGGCATAACCCTACCAACATAGCCAACATTATCTTCTTCACATGGTTCATCAATCCACTTATATCTGTCTAAGTCAATTCCATGTGGTATATGATATATGTTTTTATGTTTCTTACGCAGTACATC